GACCATTGATGTTAATTTTATCTGAACTTTGCATTATTCTGATTTTATTACGAATGTTTTACTAACTGTTAAAGGCTCGGCTATATTGTATTCGGTTTTACCTGATAAATCCCATACACCTACTACAATGTTAAACTGACCTTCTTTAAAATTTTTAGATTGCGTATCTTTTACTTCGATTAGAACCCTTCCAGATGTGTCCAAAACTACTACTAATTCTCCGTAACCATCAGGCGCACCAAGAACGTTTGTGTATTTGTAAACTACTTGTTCTTTGAACATTAAGTAGGCTACTACTTTCGTAGTGGTGAATAGAGATACAACATTACCTGCTGTATCTTTAACCACTATATCAAGTTCCTTAGATTGACCTTGTTGCAATATCATATCTTATACGTTTGCGCTAAATCCTAAATTAACATCGAAATAATCCGAGCTACCCATAGGTTGTAAACGAACTGTTAGGTTGATAATACCTGTACCTACGATTACGGTAGTAGTATCTACAACTACTTTGAACGCTGATAGTTCCAAAGCTGTTACCATAGTGGTAAGAACGCTACTTACTGCGTTTTCGATACCTGCTGCTGATGGACGGCTTAATGTACCACTAACAGATGGTTTGATTTTAGAACCTAATAGTTGGCTCAATGAACCATCTACCAAACGAATAGCTTTGCCTAATGTACGGCTCAATCGAACTGCATAAACATCATTAGTTGAACTAACGGCTGTATAATCATTGCTGATAAATGTACCCGCTACGTTAGCTAAAAAACGATAGAAAATATAGGCTTTTTCTGCCAAAGCATCGGCTACTTCTTTTGTGAACAAAGCATCTGATACTTTAATGAATCCATCTGTACCATCGGCTGTCATAACGCAAGGCTCAACCATTTTACCGCCTGATGCGTAGTTGAATTTAGATACGTAAAGAATGTTAGTAGCTACGTCTGTTGAACTTGCTGCACCCATTAAAGCACCTACATTACCTAATACCATTCCGTAAGTTGCAAATGTAGCTGAATCACCACTATTTGTTACTGATACGTTAGGGGCATCGTTAGACATTGCTGTAAGGTTTGGCATAGCCGATAAAGTTAATCCATCAAATACGGCTGAGTAGAAAATATGAATAGGTTTTTTCAATTCCAAAGCTCTATCAGCACTTGTTTGTAAGCCTAATACTGCCAATGTTGAAAAATCTACTTCATAACTATTGATAGCGAATAACCGTACATCACCGTTGGTAAATGTAATAACACTTTCGATAGCGGCTTGGTATTCTGCGATAATATCATCAATATCGCCAATGTTAGTTGAGATATGAGCTGGAAAAATAGCAATAAACAAATCACTACCACCCATACGGAAAAACTCAGATGCTTGGTAATGCAAATATTTAAAATTAACATCTGTTGATACAATACCTGTTGCTTCCACTTCCGCAAGGGTGTTGAATTTTAAGATATTGTTGGTAGCTGTAAAGGTTGTTAAAGTAGCGATTTCATCACTGAACTCTACTAAACAAGAGTACCCATCTTTAACCGAACTGGTACGTCCCAAACCACCATTTGCTATTGTGAAATTTACTTGTGTAAGCATTGTAAAATTTTATTTATGGTATTGAACAAAAATAGTAGGGGGATAAATCATTTAGCTTATCACCCCTATTTAAAAAATAAATTAAACCGCTTCTACAATAGCTACAACGCCTTTAACGTTGTTTGCGTTAGCTACGTACAATGGCGATGCACCAATGCGAGTACGAGCTTGCAAAATGTCTGTGTAGTAACCAGTAGCGAACTCATCAATACCTACTTGTGTAGCACCGTAAGCATAACCTACTTTTGAACCATCTACAATAAGAGCGGCTGAAAAGTGAGTGTTATCGTAGCTATCATCATATTCCAATGTAGGTTTAGCCAAAGCTGCTGTATAAGCAATACCCAAAGGACGTTCGATAACTTTGATACCTGCGATTTCGCCTACAAAGCCTGTAACAACGGTTTTAGAGCCGAGTTCGTTAGCATTAGTAAACTCATCCATTTTCAAAATGTCAGCGTACATAACTGAATCTACAATCATATATAGATTAGCCATATCAACTTTATCTCTTGACAATTTAGTACGAGCGGCTAAGATGTCAGCATAGGTAAGTGCTTTACAAGATGCTTTTCCGTAAAGGTTAGCTCTTGTAGTAGTACCACTTGTACGTAGGATAGATGCTGATGCGGTAGGTTGCCATCCTTGTGCAATTTCCATAGAAACGGCTTGCGACAATTCAGCCAACATATCTTCACCAAGTACTGTACGACCTTCAAATGTGTTTGCAATATCTTGGTCTAAGCTAATACTACGAGGGGTAGCGGCTACGTTATAAACGTTAAATGTAAGGTCTTGGAATGTTTTAGCTACTACTGCATCTGGGGTACTTGTACCATCAATACGTTTAGCTGAACCCATAGCGGCGGCTTGTGGAATGTGACACACATTACCGTTTACATAAGCTGCCCAGTTACGAGCGAATGAATACCAAGTTTTGGTTTCGTAAATGTTAGTGGCTACTTCTTTTGACCACAACTGCAAGTTATAATTTGCCATAATTAAATTGAATTAAAAAATAGTTGTAAATGAAAATTCTTATTTGTTAATATACGCTCTTTGCAATTCAGCAAATAGTGTAGGGTTTGAACGTTCTAAATTAAATAAAGCTGTTTTATCGTTTACAAGATACCAAGCGTATGTTTTACCATCAACATCAGTATTTCGTTTACTCATCAGTTCTTTGTTTAAATTAATAACGTTTGAGGTTTTAATACTATCCAACAAAGTTACCAATTTATCATAAGCAAAGTCCATATAAACCGATTTGCTTGCTTCTGTGATTTTACCATCAGCAATAGCCGTTGCTATAACTGTTTCTTTTTTAGCTAACTCAATCACTTCCAATTTGTTAGATAGTTCTGCGATTTTAGCTTGTAGTTCGGAAATCAAAGTATCTTTACCATCATCTTCTACTACTTCTTTTGATAGTTCCACTACATCAGTAACGATTTCAGTATCTGATGGAACACCTATAACGGTATTATTATTACCTGTAACAGTAAGTGTTTGATTATAGTCGGTAGGTACTTCTGTAAAGGTCATTACATTTTCTTCTACTACTTCCACTACTTCTACGATAGGTTCTACTACATTCTCAGTAGCTTCGATAACAACTTCCTCTACGATTACAGATTCTTGTTCCGCTACAATAGATTCTTCATCTTCTTTAACAACGGTTACTTCTTCCGTTACAATCTTATTATCAATCATTTGATTAAAGTTTTTAATAGTTTTTCCTTGATAGGATAGTTTAACTTGTTTCAATGCTTTGGGGTCTGCGGGTACAGGTGTTAAAGATGCTTCTAACAATATGCTATTTTGAATTACCAAAACCTCATCTACAATTTCGTAATCCAGTACCTCAATACCTATTGATGCACCTTTTAAAGAACCCTTTTCAAATTTGTTACGGTAAGTTACTGATGATTCGTCTGTATCGAAATCAGGGGTAGCAACAATACCATCTTCGCTTATAGCCACATCATTCCATTTACCGATTATTTTATCGTAATTGTGGTTGTATAGCATAGTAGGATTAGAATTAAATCTATCCATATTAACCCCTGCTATGTTAATTTTTGTAGGTACACCTGCTTGCACAAATACACCGTTAGTAATTAATTTTACCGAATCCATTTTAGAATATTATTGTAAGTAAATTTTATTAAGTGATATAGTAACCAAAGTTCCTACTTTAACAGGTTTAGCTAACCCTGATTTGGAATCAAAAAATGTGATTGTTACCTCGTTAGCGGTAGGATTATAGATAGATGCACAATGCAAATAAGGGTGAGTAACTACTAATGCGGGTGTTGGGGTTGTTTCAATTATTTGACTAAATTCAAACGAACCATTACTATCTACTATAATATAGTTAGCATTAAGTACATCATTCGTAGGCAACAAAGATTGTGCCGTAAATCGCATTACATCACCTTCCACTAATTGTTTAAGGTAAATCTCACCCGATATAAATGTAAGTTCGCCTACCGTAAGTTTGCGAATATAAGAATCTCTAACCCCTACTGATGTGATTTCGGTGTCCGTAGTTGAACCTATGGTAACGGTCTGTACCGAATTAGTTAGCACACTCGATGTTAAAGCATTTAAACTCGTAGATAAAGCTATATCAGTAGGGTTTTCTAATTTAACAATACCGTAAGATGTGGTAGATGCTTTATTTGTTAAACTATCAGAGATTGAGGGAATACTAACAGATACTAATGGACTTACCCATTCGATAGGTGTTTCCAATACGGTAGCTGTACGATATTTATAAGCGGGATAAGAACTTCCGTTTTTGTAAACGATAACGGTATCAAGAGATTCTACTAAATCAAATTTGTAGTTATCCAATACGTTTTGCAATGTAGTACCTTCTGGTAAAGCCTGATTAGTAATCGCTGGTACAAAATAGATTTCATCTACTACCCAAATAGCACCTTCTGTTACATTAAGCAAAGGCTCAGTACCTCCACTATTTGCAACGCTTACTTCACAACCTGTAAGTTTAGCAAACTCTGCATTGGCTATACTTTTAACTACAACTGATGTTAGGGATTTAATTGATTCCTCTACAAAATCAAATGTAGATTGACTTATTGGCATACCGCCTGATTCCCCTGTATATAATCTATTCATTACGCATTAATTATTTTAAAATTCTTACCGCCTTGTACTAACAATTTAACAAGACTTTCGATTTCCACTTCTTTATCAGAATCACTTATAGATATAACGATATAAAAATCTATTGAATCTTCCATCATTTCAACATCCGTATAAGCAAAGAACTCACTACCATCTGCATCTATTTCTAAATACTCGATAGATATGTATTTTTCATTTATCAAAGTAGCATAGTTTAATTCTAACCAAACCCCATCAATAATGTAGGCTGGGCTTGATATAACAAACTTTTTATTTATAGCTGACTCAATACTTAATGTTTGGTAGTTATGACTTGCTACAAAGATATTTTCACTATTTATAGCAACTAACCTTTGATATAAGTTATCCAATCCTGTAAGTTGTAACAATAACCAATCTAAACGTACTGCTTGCCTACGTAATACATCAGGTAATTGAGCTACTAAATCTACGTAATCTATCTTTAACATTATTGAGCGATATAATTAAGGGTTGTAGCTAATGGTGTAGTGGGATTAATTTGTCCCCAACCTGCACCTGTAAGATATTCGTAATTAAATGCGACCATTACATCTACCGCATTTACTACTTTTGATTCAATCATTCGAGGGTCGATAACACCTTTAATGGCTTGTAGCTTATTAACTAACTCATTAGTTAGGAATTTAGAACTTGTACCCAAATTTAATAGGTAATCTGTGATAGCTTGCTCTACTGAACTTTTAATTAAAGAAATTCCGTAGTTACCATCATATACAATATCCATATTAAATGTGAACAAATCACCATCATAATTTT